ACGGAAAATAAAAATGAAACCTTCGCATTACATAATGAGGATTCAACCTATTGAATATATTATTGCAAATAGGCTTGACTTTTGTTCCGCTAACATAGTAAAATACGCTAGTAGATGGGATAAGAAAGGTGAACCTTTGTCAGACTTGGCAAAGATCATTGAGTATGCTAACATATTAATTGAAGAACAAAAGAAAATCAATGGCAAAAAGAATCAAGAGTAAGGCTTATACAGAATGGGTGGCTACCCTACCTTGTAGTGGTTGTGAAGCAAGAGATGGTACGGTAGTCGCTCATCATTTAAAAGGTAGAATGTCCCCGCTGTCTGGGGGCATGGGCTACAAGGCTAGTGATTGGTTGACAATGCCAATGTGTTTCACTTGTCACAATAAGATGCACTCAGGCGACGCAGAGTTTATGGATTGGCAGGGATATTTTATTCTCAGAACACTTGACACAGCATTTAATCAGGGTATAATAGAACTATGAAAACAATTGAGCAGGTAGTAGAGGGCTACCTAGAAAAAATAGAAGAAACTTCTCCTAAATATGCAAAGGCTAAAGCCGAAACATATCAGTTAACGGAGTTTAAAAAGACTCAAAGGTCTTTGTTGTATGCTACAGCGGTAGGCAAGACGGTAGCCGACAAAGAGAATTGGGTTTCAACACAGCCGCAGGTTGCAAAAACAATTGAAGGTGTAGCGGTTGCGATTGAAAACGAAGAGCGTCTAAGATGGGAACTCAAGTCACTGGAACTTCGTATTGAAGTCTGGAGAACTGAGCAAGCCAATCGAAGATTTAACAATAACTTAATATAGGAAACTCTTATGAGTGATTATCAAGAAAAAGATGGAGATGTATCGCTGTTTGTAAACGATAAAGAAGGCAATGAAAACCGCCCAGATATTACAGGGTATGCTCTTATTAACGGAACCAAGATGCGTGTATCCTTGTGGGCTAAAGAGTCTGGTAAACTTCGTTTCTCTGGTAGGATGGAACCACCCATGAATGGGTCTGGTAAATCTAACGCCAGTAAATCTTCTTCAACAGAAGTTCCTTTCTAATGAAGATAGAGTACCATGATGGAGAAGTTGTTGATATGTTATTCGATAGCAAACTTCATTCATACAAGGTGGGTAAAGAGGTGGTGCCTAATGCTACTAAAATATTAGACATCATCTCTAAGCCTGCTCTTGTGCCTTGGGCTTTAAAGGTGGGTGGTGATTGGTTGGAGAAGAACTTCTTCTTCGACCAAGAAGCCTCATCTAAAAAGACTAGCGTGTACAAATCTAGAATGGCTTTAGAGCCATTGTTAAAAGGAATGAAGGGCGCTTACAGGGGGGTGTCAAGAGATGCCTTAAACATAGGTAGCCTTACGCATGAGTGGGTAGAAGACGCAATTAATTGGAAGATAGCAGAAGGTGAAATACCCAAGATGCCAAAGCAAGAAGAGGCTGTCAATGCTATTCATGCTTTTCAAGATTGGGTTGGGGAAAATGTAGTTGAATGGAAATCATCCGAAGAAAAAATCTATCATAGGAAATATAAATATGCGGGAACTGTTGATGCAAGGGCTATTATTAATGGAGAGTATTGTGTTATCGACTGGAAAACAAGTAAAAGAATTTATCCAGAATATTATTTACAAGTTGCGGCGTATGCCAAAGCCATCGAAGATATGCATGGAATTCCAGTGGATGCTACATACATACTTAGATGCGATAAGGCTACGGGAAAATTTGAAGCGGTCAGGTCAACAGAAATCGAAGAAAACTTCCAAGCGTTTTTGGCGGCTAAAACTTTAAAGCAGAGGTTAAAGAATATAAAATGAGTATACCTGCAATGATTGTGTTTCATTTTGATTCTGCATTAGAGTTAACCCAAGACGGCATGGATCATGAACTGTTTGACATTGAGGAGATGGAATCCTTGCTTGAAGGTTGCGCTCAACAGTCAGAGTATGCAGGGCATGAGTATATGTGGAGGGCTTTAAAGCGTATGCTGAGACAGCATGATGGTGATAATGTTGTAGGGTTTACACCAGAATCAAGAGGGCCAGATGTCAAACATTGAGTGGGGTAGGGGTAGTGCATTTAACTTGGGTAGGGTAGGAAAGTACAGGGTAGAAAGATCAAACACCGCACAAGGGTGGCACTTTCTAGCAAGCACTGATGCACAAACTTATATGCACGTTGATAACGTGTTCGTTAAAACTAAGGAAGAGTTAAATGACAGGATACAGGACTGGATAAATGAAAAATAAATGGCAAAGTTTTTATGAGAAAGGTCTTATTACTGAAGACAGATTCATAGAAATGATTGGGGATTCTTTTATCAGACGAGCAACAAGATCAGAAGATAGGAATGAACACTGGGATATACTTTGCAAGGAAGGAAAGATTGACGTAAAAGGTAAAAAGAAAAATAACAGAAGGGATGCAAATGTTGATTCTACAATACACTATTACGAGTTTAAAAATGTAGCGGGTAATATTGGGTGGGGTGTGCCAACAAAGGTTGACAGGATGATTGCATTTGAAACTGATGATGATTTTATTTTGGTAAATCCAGTTGACATTTACGATGATCTTAAGTTAAAATGCAGTGTAGATGAGGATGACTTCTTTAAACTTAAAACAAGGAATGGAAGAGATGATTTGTTTGCAAAAATACCAACACAATATCTTCGAGATTATTCCTGCGGAACAGTCAACACTGATGGAATCAGGCTACACGATTGAAGAGATTAACTATCAAGACACTAAGCCTTTAATACTTGATGTTCACTATGCTCACAGGATGCCATCAATACAAAAGTCTTTTGGTATGTTTAAAGATGGGGAGTTAGTTGGGGTATGTACTTACGGTATACCGCCATCACATACATTGCTCAAGGGTGTATGCGGCGAAGAGTTTAAGAAAGATGTTATAGAATTAAATAGATTAGTTCTAAAGTACAATAGAAAAAACGAGGCATCCCAGTTAGTAGGGCAAACCCTTAAGAAGTTAGGCAATAAGATTGTAGTAAGTTATGCAGACGGAGCGCAGGATCACTTAGGCATAGTCTATCAAGCAACTAATTTTACCTATACTGGTCAAACAAAACCTATAAAAGAAATATATTTAAAGTCAAGACCGCACCTACATCACACTACATTCAGAGGTAAGACTTACAAGCAAATGGAAGAAGAGCATGGAGATGATGTTGGGTATAGACTTAGATCAATCAAGCATCGCTATGTACATTTTGTTGGCGACAAAAGATTTAAAAAGTTAGCAAGGCAAGCATTAAGATATAAAGTTTCACCGTACCCTAAGAATGTTAAACCCATCTAAAGAGCAAGAAGAAAAATGGGCAGAGGATAGAAGGTATTACTTTGCTAGATGGTGTTGGGTTCACCAACACGAAACAGTGCAGTGCAGTGATAACAAATGGAGAACTTGGGAGCAAGTGTTTTTGCGTAAGGAAGGTATAAACTTAGACACTTACGCTAAGATGAAACAGGCCGAACAGAAACAACGGCTCCACGAGGAAAAGAATGAAACCCATAGTAAACAGGAGGAGGATCAGATGACTCTCCTGTAAAGTCATCAAGGTCTTTGGTAGTTGCTAGAACAATAACATCCTTATCCTCCCTAACTAACCAACCAACATTAAAAAAGGTGGGGCAAGTTGGTTCTTGCTCCCACCCAGATGTAGATATTATGTCACGCCACTCTACTATTACTAATTCTTTCTGTTCAGTTTCGTCGGACTTGGTAGAATCCACCCTAGAACCATCGGCACCACGAAGATTAACATTAAAGTCCATCCACCTATCCCCACTATTTTTTCTAGTAATGTAAAAAAATTATCAGGCGCATTGATAATAGTCTGAGTCTCTCTGCCTGTTGTCAAAGCCTCTGTCGCTACATCTGTCACAAAGGCACCCGTCATGGCTCCCAGTATCGGCGCACCTACACCCCCACTGATCGCAGTCCCAACACCCGCACCTATTGCTG